CGGCTAACACTTCCTACTACCAAGCGTGTAGTGGGCTTTCACCACCAAGCTATTGCCCATGGCGGGCGTACAACAAAGGCGGTCAGCAGCACAATCGCCGCCGACCGCCTTGGATGATTTCGCGCTGGAATCACTGATAATTCCGCAGGAGGGAAAAATGAACGATAATAAGCCTACTCCATACTGCCCGTACTGCGGCAGAGCTATGGAACTGGAAGATTTCTTGGGTGAACACTGGTATCAGTGCCCGAAGTGCGAATCAAGGTCACCGGTGAAGCGAACAAGCGCAGAAGCACATGAATCCGCCATTCGCAGAGCAGTGCTGGCAAATCGGGTTTTATCCCTGAAAGAAATGGAGAACAAGAAATTGTCCAACAGAGGGCAGCCGACGTTTTTCTGGACAGAGGACAAAGGCGGAACAGATAAACTGCTTACATGGCGCGGTGTAATTGAAAGACTGAACAACGAAGAACGGTTTGGAAGGTACGGCAACACATGGAGGTGCTGGCTCGAAAGACCGACGTTGCTTCAAAAGAAGGAAACCCCGTGGAGGTGACAGGGAGCGGTTCACATCCGGCTTTCTGCACTTTGTGCATAAGATTTCATAGTATTTCACATTCCATCCGTGCTATACTGCACATGGAAACCTCCAATCACCTCACCCGACGGACGCGCCAGTCTCCGCCGGGTATTTTTGTGCTCCAAATTCGCTGCGCCCCGCGTGTGGAGGCGAAATCCCCGCGTGTGGAGGCGCAATTCCTCATTCCGCATTCCAGAAAGGATGGTGGACTTGGCTGGACTGACCGAGAAACAGCGCCGCTTCTGCGACGAGTACCTCATCGACCTGAACGCGACGCAAGCCGCCATCCGCGCCGGGTATTCCCCGAAAACAGCGGCGGCGATTGCGGCAGAGAACCTCACAAAACCTAAGGTTGCTGAAAACATCAAAAAGCGCATGGACGAAAAGGAAGATGCGCTGATTGCCAAGCAGGACGAAGTGCTGAAATACCTGACGGCGGTGATGCGCCGGGAGATGAAGGAGTCTGTCGTCGTGACGTGCATGGAGGAGAAGACGGAAGTCATCCCCGGCGAGGGCGGCAGCAAGCCCACCCGGCGCACAACGAAGAAGGAAGAACCGAAGGTCGTCGAGATTCCGGCGCGGCTGTGCGACGCGAACAAGGCGGCGGAGTTGCTGGGGAAGCGCTACGGGCTGTTCACGGACAGGGTGGATGTGTCGGGCAGCCTACCGGTGATTCTGGCGGGAGAGGATGCGCTTGACGACTAATCAGCCGCGAATCTACCTGCCAGATGTCGTCGGGCGCGGCTACGGCGCGTTCTGGCGCTTCACGGGGCGCTACCGCGTGTGCAAAGGCAGCCGCGCAAGCAAGAAAAGCACCACGACGGCGCTGAATTTCATCTACCGCATGATGAAGTACCCCGGCGCGAACCTGCTGGTCATCCGCAAAACGTACCGCACATTGCGCGACAGCTGCTTCACACAGCTTCTCTGGGCGATTCACCGCCTGCAAGTGGAGGCGTTCTGGAGCTGGAAGGAAAGCCCGCTGGAAATCACCTACAAGCCGACGGGGCAGAAAATCTACTTTCGCGGCATGGATGATCCTTTGAAATTGACCTCCATCACCGCGCAGAGCGGCGTGCTGTGCTGGGTGTGGATTGAAGAAGCCTACGAAATCATGAACGAGAGCGATTTCAACACGCTGGATGAATCCATCCGCGGCGAATGCGCACCGCCGCTGTTCAAGCAAATCACGATGACGTTCAACCCGTGGAATCAGAAGCACTGGCTGAAAGCGCGCTTTTTCGATGTGCAAGACCCGGACATCCTCGCCATCACAACGAACTACCAGTGCAACGAGTGGCTGGACAAGCAGGATTTGCGCCTATTTGAGCGGATGAAAGCGACGAACCCGCGCCGCTACGCCGTGGCTGGCTTAGGGAACTGGGGCATTGTGGAGGGGCTCATTTACGAGCACTGGCGGGAATCCCCGTTCGACCCGGCGGAAATCAGCCGGACGCACACCCTTGAATCTGTGTTCGGCCTGGACTTCGGCTTCACCAACGACCCGACAGCGCTGTTCTGCGGATTGCTGGACATTCCGGCGCGCCGCCTGTATGTGTTTGATGAGCTGTACGAACGTGGGCTGACGAACGACATGATTGCCAAGCGCGTGACGGCGATGGGCTACGGCAAGGTAAACATCACCGCCGACGGCGCAGAGCCGAAATCCATTGCCGAACTGCGCGGCATGGGCTTGCGCGTACACAGCGCGGCGAAAGGCGCGGACAGCATCCGCAGCGGCATCCAGTGGATTCAAAATCTCGAAATCATCATCCACCCGCGCTGCATAAACTTCCTGACCGAAATCAGCAATTACACCTGGGCGAAAGACAAGTTCGGCAAGATGCTCGATGGCCCCATTGACGACTTCAACCACCTGATGGACGCCATGCGGTATGGGCTGGAAAAGTTCATTGTGGGGAAAAAGTGGACGTATTGAAGGAGGACAACCCCGATGACAGACGGAGAAAGACTGACGGCGATTCTTACGCAGTACGCCATCCCCTGCGAGAAGGTCAGCTTCCACGGCAAGCTGGACGCGCTGGCGGCAGGGCTGGGCATCCAGACGCAAGGACGGATGATGGGCGACGTGCTGGATGACATTGCCGCCAAGACGGGCGTGGAGCGCGACGACCGGCTCTATGGCACGTTCATCCGCAAGCTGTACGAGGGCGTGACCAGCGGCGAGGACGCGACGATTTCCGGCAATCCGCTGGCGCTGGAAAACTGCAGCGGCGGAAAGGCACTGGGCGCGCTGCATGTGTACGGCAAAAGCACGCAGAACGGCGTGCCCCTCCCGACCGCGCCTGTGCCGATTGTCAGCGCTGGCGACGACGGAACGGTGACGGTCACGGTGTCGGATGGCGCGAACAATTCGCAGACGCTGACGCTGCAAACGCCGAACGCGCTGCCGGGCATCCCGGTCACATCCGGCGGGAACTACAAGGATGAAGACGGGCAGCAGTGGGTGTGCGATGAGGTGGATTTAGCACGCGGGGTGCGCGTGCAGCGCATCACGAAAATCAAGCTGACATCCGCCATGGGATGACAGACAGCGAAGTCGAAGCGGGTTGACCGCTATTTCGCGTCGTTCAAAGGCATCGACATGGCAGGAATACTCTGCACGCATTTCAGTTTTTCTACAGACTCTGAAGTAGTAGGCGGTATGAGCGCAAACCTCGGAAACATCGGTTTCGCTTACGCGGAAAAAGACACGACGACCGTTTCCAACTTCAAAGCATTCCTCGACGCGAATGACGTTTATGTCTGGTCAGCGCTTGCAACACCCGTCGAAACCGCCCTTTCGTCCGCTGAAATCACCGCGTACAAGGCGCTGACCACCTATGCCCCAACCACCATCGTCACCGCAGGCGGCGGCGCATGGCTGGCGGCAACCTACAGGCGCGCCAAGGCAGCAAAAGACACCTGAAAGGGGTGATGGATACGCTGACAGTATCCGAAATCAAATCATTCATCGACAGCGACGCGGCATCCGAGAAGAAGCGGCTTGCGCGGCAGGGTCAGCGCTACTACGAGGGCGACCACGACATCCGCAATTACCGCCTGTTCTTCATCAACGCCGACGGCAAGGCGCAGGAAGACAAAACCCGCTCGAACATCAAAATCAGCCACCCGTTCTTCACCGAGCTGGTAGACCAAGAGGCGCAGTACATGCTGTCCGGGCAGGAAGCGTTCGTGCGGTCGGACATTCCGGAGCTTCAAAAGGCGCTGGAGGACTATTTCGACGAGGATTTCACCGCCGAACTCTACGAGGTCATCACGGGCGCGGTGGCGAAGGGTTTTGAGTACATGTACGCCTACAAGGATGCGGACGGACACACGCGCTTTCAGGCGGCGAACAGCCTCGGCGTGGTGGAAGTGCGCGCCAAGGACACCGACGACGGGTGCGAGTACGTCATCTACTGGTACATCGACCGCATCGGCAAGGACAACAAAGCCATCAAGCGCATTCAGGTGTGGGATGACAAGCAGACGTATTTCTTCTGTCAGGTGGATGAGGGCGAAATCGTGCCGGATGATTCCGCGCCGCTGAACCCGCGCCCGCACACCATCTGGCGCAAGCCCGGCGACGAAAGCACCTACTTTGACGGCTTCGGCTTCATCCCCTTCTTCCGCCTGGACAACGGGCAGAAGCAGTTCTCCGGGCTCAAAACCATCAAGGGGCTGATTGACGACTACGACCTCATGTCCTGCGGGCTGTCCAACAACATTCAGGACGCGAACGAAGTCCTCTACGTCGTCAAGGGCTTTGAGGGCGACAACCTCGATGAGCTGATGACGAACATCCGGGCGAAAAAGCACATCGGCATCCCGGATTCCGGCGGCGACGTGGAGATCCGCACGATTGACATCCCCTATCAGGCGCGCCAGACGAAGCTGGAACTGGACGAAAAGAACATCTACCGCTTCGGCATGGGCTTCAACGCGGCGCAGGTCGGCGACGGCAACGTGACGAACGTGGTCATTAAGTCCCGCTATGCGCTGCTTGACCTCAAGTGCAACAAGCTGGAAATCCGGCTGAAGCAGTTCATGCGCAAGCTGCTGAAAATCGTTTTGGCGGAAATCAACGAATCCGGCGGCACGGACTACCAGATGCAGGACGTGTATTTCGACTTCCGGCGCGAGGTGATGGCGAACGCGCTGGACAACGCGCAGATTGCATTGACCGACGCGCAGAAGCAGCAGGCGCAGGTGAACACGCTGATGACGCTTGCTGACGTGCTGGATGACGAAACGCTGCTGGAAAATATCTGCGACGTGCTGGAACTGGACTACAAGACGATTCACGTGCGGACGAAATCAGACGACGGCGCGGCGGACGTGGTGCTGGATGACGTTCCGGCGGAAGAGGATGACGCGGGGTGATGTGAATGCGCAAGAGCGAGAAGGAAACCCTGCAAGCCATGCTCGATGATGAGCAGGAGACCATCAAGGCGCTGGAAAAGGCGTACCAGCGGGCGATTCGGCGCATCGACAACCACATCCGCATCCTCGAAAGCGACGAAATGACGCAATCGAAAATCTACCAGAAGCGCTATCAGGAGGCGATGAAAGCCCAAATCAACGCCGCGCTGGACGAACTGCACAAGAAAAGCAATCAGACCATCGAAGAATACCTGACGCGCAGCTATCAGCACGGCTACGTCGGCACGATGTACAGCCTACACAAGCAGGGAATGCCCATCCTTGCGCCGATTGACCAGCGCGCCGTCACCCGTGCCGTCCGCACGGACAGCAAGCTCAGCGGGCGGCTGTACGGTGAACTTGGCGTGGATATGCAGAAGCTGAAAAAGACCATCCGCCGGGAAATTTCCATCGGCATCTCCATCGGCAGCGACTACAACATGATTTCCCGGCAAGTGCAGATTTCTTCCGGCATTCCGCTCAAACGCGCGAAGACCATCGTCCGCACCGAAGGACACCGCATTCAGCAGCAATCCGCCGATGACGCACGCAACGCCGCCAAGGGTCAAGGCTGCCAAGTGGTCAAGCAGTGGGACGCGGTGCTGGACGGCAACACGCGCACGGATCACCGCATCCTTGACGGGCAAATTCGCGAAGTTGGCGAGCCATTCGAGATAGACGGCAAGAAAGCAGAGTACCCCGGCGCATTCGGGCGACCCGAAGAGGACTGCAACTGCCGGTGCGTGGCGCTGACGCGGGCAAAGTGGGCGCTGGATGCGGATGAATTGCAGACCATGAAGGACAGGGCGCAGTTTTTCAGGCTGGACAAGACGGAGAACTTCAAGGAGTTTGAAGAAAAGTACCTGAATGCGGCGGACACCTTGAAAAAGCAAGGGGAAAGTGGTATAATAGGAGCGGCTCAAACGCGCCAGTATAAGCAATTTAATGCAGGAGAAGCCGCAAACGACTTCTTCTATTACGATGATGAAAGTCGTGGTTTGCTGGCAAGAAGGAATAGCCAACACGCAAAGTGGCAATTCAGTTTAACGCAGAATGAAAAGGACTGCATTTCCGACTATACAGGCGGCGGCTATTATGACCTCAACAATTATCTTCGGAAAATCGGCGACTGGCAGAAAAGAGACGCAGAAAAGGAAGAGTTCATAGCAAGAAATCTTGATTCTGCAATTAGCCGATACAAGTTGAGGGATAACATCCGTGTCCAGCGAGGCGTAATGGAAGATGCGTTAGATAATCTGCTGGCGCAATACAGTGATGATATTTCTATGCTCATCGGGAAAATATACCGCGATAGCGGCTATATGAGTACAACGGTATTGCAAGGGAACAGTGTCGCAACTGCCAAACCTCTCATTTTTGAAATAGAGATTCCTGCCGGAGCTGGTCGCGGCGCATATGTAAATCAACTTGCTGGGCAGTATCAAGATGCTGAATATGAGTTTCTTTTGGCGCGAAATAGCAAATTTGAAATAACAGGCATAGAGAAAAACGAAGAACCGATTCCACCGCAAACCATAATCAAAATGAGGCTGATTGCTGATGAGTAAGAAAGTCGAGGAATTTCCGTTTTACATCACTTATGCGGATGTTTCTACATATTGTTCCTTGTTAGCAGACAAGTACGCGAAAAATGTTGCTTTGGTGGATGTGATTGATAGCAACAAATTCGTGGAGCAGTGCGACAATCCTCAGAAATACAAGAAAAATGCGGATGAGCTTCTGTTGGCGATTCGCCAGTGTCTTGTTGATAATGGTTTTGAAACGGAGGTAAGCACCTGTGACAAGGTGTTTGCTGACGGCAACAGAAACCGCAGCAAAGTAAACCCTTATGTTCCCTTGAATGAACGTTGGAAAAACGAAAAAATATAGAAAAGTAGCCGCAAAGCACCCTGCCCCCCGCAAGGTGCTTTTTTGATACGTTGAAAGGAGTGCGTAAACATGAACATGACCAGAGAGGAACGAATCCAGCAAATCAGGGACTGCGGGCAGACCATCACCGAAAAGGCAGAAAGCATCTACGGGGATTATGCCTGCCCGACGAACTTGCAGGTGGTCATTACTATGAAGGCGAATGAGCTGCCGAACATCACCGTGAATCGGGAGTTTTTCAGCGACATCGTGGTGGAACGCAATGGTGGGCATATCAAATCATGATGCGTCAAACTTACACATAATTGCGTGTGAATTGCGTGCAATTGCAACTTGCCGTCAACTTGCAAATGCTTGATTTTTCTGCGTTTGCTGGCTTTTAGGTCGGCAAAATTGCAACTTAACTTAGGACAAACTTAGGACAAACTTAGGACAAACATCATCTTGCGAAAAGCAGCCGCACACCCGTGCAGGCTGTTTTTTCATACAATAATTCCAAAAAGGAGTGGTATCATGGACATCTCTACCATGGGCACGGTGCTGGCGATTGTCGTCATCACCTACCTGATTGGCCTACTCTGCAAGAGCGTCGGCAGCATCCGCGATGAGCTGATTCCGGTCATCGTGGGCGCGGCGGGCGGCGTGCTGGGCATCGTGGGCATGTACGTCATCCCGGATTTCCCGGCGAAGGACGTGCTGAATGCGCTCGCGGTCGGCATTGTGTCGGGGCTCGCCTCGACGGGCGTGAATCAGGTGTATAAACAGCTCGGCAAAGCGGAAATTGACCCCGGTGGTGATTGACGATGGCTTCAAAAACGGTCAGCGCGGCGGAGGTGGTCGCCCTCTTCCGCCGCGCGCTGGCGGAAAAATGGGGGTACATCTGGGGCGGCACGGGGCAGGTTCACACGCAGCGTGCGCAGGACAGCGCCGACCGCGCGCAGACGATACGCTACGGGCAGCAGTGGGTCGGGCGGCGCGTTGCGGACTGTTCCGGGCTGTTTTGGTGGGCATATAAGCAGCTTGGCGGGTATATGTACCACGGCAGCAACACCATGTGGCGCAAGTACGCCGCCGCCAAGGGGGCATTGCAGGGCGGCAAGCGCACCGACGGTCAGCCGCTCAAGCCCGGCACGGCGGTTTTCCTCACCAAGGGCAGCGACCGCCACCACGTCGGGCTGTACGTCGGCGATGGCAAGGTCATCGAGGCGAAAGGCACGGCTTACGGCGTGGTCGAGAGCAAAATCACCCGCTGGAACGAGTGGGCGGAGCTGACCAGCACGGCTTACGCCGCTGATTCGTCCGCTGATGCGCCTGATTCGCCCGCTGACGTGCCTGTCACGCCCGCCCCGACCGAGAACCCGGCGGATGCCGGAGACGGCGCAAGCCCCCTTCTCGTCCTCAGGAACGGCAGCAGAGGAACGCAAGTCAAAGTTCTGCAATACCTGCTGATTGACGCGGGATTCGACTGCGGCAAGGTGGACGGCATTGCCGGGAAAAACACCATTGCCGCAGTCAAGGCATTCCAGACCGCGCACAGTTTGACTGCGGACGGCATCGTCGGCGCGAAGACGTGGGCGGCACTGCTCCAATAGCGGCAATCAGGCGCACCTGACGCAAGAGCGGGTGCGCCTTTGCAATTCTGGTATACAACATAATTCTTTCGTCCGAGGGGACGTAAAACACCGACTGCCCACGGGATGCGACCCCGTAGATAAGCGTAGGGCGGTGGAAGGAGAAACACATGACGCTTGCAGAGATTCTCAAACAGAACGGCGTTGCGGAGGACACCATTCGCGCCATCCAGAACGACATGAAAACCGCCAAGCTCTTCACCACCGGCGAGGAGAACGCGGATATTCGCCTCGGAAAGCTCAAAGGAGAACACGAAAGCGTTCGCCAGCAGCTCGAAGCGGCGCAGCAGAAGATTGCCGCCCTCGAAGCCGACAAGGCAGAACACAGCGGCAGCCAAGAGAAGATGGACGAGATGCACAGGCAGCTTGAAGCGGCACAGGCGGCCCTGCAAAAGAGCCGCATGGATGCTGCTATCCACATTGCCCTCATGCGCGGCGGCGCAAGCGACATCGACTACATGACGTGGGTACTCCAGCAGAAAGGGGACGCCCTGACGCTGGACGACAAGGGGAACATCGACGGATGGGAGAACACCCTTGCCAGCTTGAAGAAAAAGTACCCGAACCAGTTTGAAGCCAGCGGCAGGAAGAACATCATCGAGAACCGTCTGCCGGATCAGGAGGGACGCACGTCGCTCAGCCGGAGCGAGATTCTCAAGAAGCCATACGCAGAACGGCAGAAGATTTTCGAGGAGAACCCCGAAGCCTTCCGCGCGGCGATGGCAGAGCAGTGACCTATTTGTTGACGTCAACAAAATGGTGCAGACCATTTTCGTGACCTCACGAAAATGATAATGAGGAGGAAAAAATAAATGGCAGTTACCAAGCTGAACAACCTGATTAACCCCGAAGTAATGGGCGCAATGATTGGCGCGAAGATTGACGCGCAGCTGAAGCTGACCCCCTATGCGAAGGTGGACACGACGCTGGTGGGCGTTCCGGGCGACACCAAGACCGTGCCGAGCTGGAACTACATCGGCGACGCGGAGGACGTGGCAGAAGGCGCGGAGGTTGGTCTGTCCACCCTGAAGGCTTCCAGCACGACCTTCACCGTCAAAAAGGCGATGAAAGCGGTCGGCATTACGCAGGAAGCCGTCAATTCCGGTCTGGGCAACCCCATCGGTCAGGCGGAAACCCAGCTTGCCAAGGCGATTGCGGGCAAGGTGGACAACGACGTGCTGGACGCGGTGTACACGGGCAAGAACGTCTACGCGGCTTCTACCCTCGCGGCGATTGCCTACGGCGGACTGGTGGACGCGATTGCCAAGTTCGAGGACGAAGAGGACGGCATCGACAAGGTGATTTTCATCCACCCGGCGCAGGAAGCGACGCTGCTCAAGGACAGTGACTTCCTTTCTGCCGACAAGTTCACGGCAGGCGTGGCGGTGAACGGCGCGATTGGCAAGATTGCGGGCGCGTGGGTGAAGAAGTCGAAGAAGGTGCGCCTTGTGACCCACGAGAAGAACGAATCCGGCGATGTGACCATCAACGCGGCGAACCTTGCCGAATATCAGGCGAAGGTTGACCCGTCGGCGAAGCTGGCGGCGGGCGACAAGGTGAAGGCGCTGGCGGCGGCTTCCCAGTACTACCTCTGCCCGATTATCAAGCTGGAGCCCGATTCCCCCGAAACCGAGTACACCGAGGACGAACTGCCCGCCGTGACCATCTTCCTCAAAAAGGACATTCAGGTGGACGCGGAGTGGCTGCCGAAGAAGCAGCAGACCGACGTGACGGCGGCGAAATACTACGGCGTTGCGCTGACCAACAGCGCGAAGGTCGTGCTGGCGAAGTTCAAGAAGTGATGAAAGGAGGGGGCAAGTGTCATGCTGATGACGGTGGGGGAGCTGCGGGAGCAAATCACCACAGATGCAGATGACGCGCTGCTGGCGGCGAAACTGCGCGGCTTTGAGCTGCTGATTCGCGCCTACACGAACAACAACTTCCAGCGCAGGAGCGAGCGCTGGACGGGTGACGTCGTGGGGCGCACCTTTATGGGGGAGGCGCTTGTCCCCTTCTCCGCGGGCGATACGGTGCAGGTGACTTTCTCCCTGTACAATGACGGGCTGTACACCGTCGAAAGCGCGGATGAACTCGCCTTCACGGTCTCAGAGCGCGGCTTGAAGGACGAAATCGACGTAACCGCGACGCTCGTCCGCTATCCCGACGATGTGAAGATGGGCGTCGCGAACCTGCTGAAGTGGGAACTGGACAATCGAAACAAGGTCGGCGTGGCGTCAGAGACTATCTCCCGCCACTCCGTCACCTACTTCGACCTGACGGGCGAAAACGCCGTCATGGGTTTCCCCAGGGCGCTCATGGGCTTCCTGACGCCATACGTCAAGGCGCGGTTCGGGCAAGGAGTGGACAAGGTATGAAGGGTATCGGCGGCAACGTGACCGCCATCATCCAGACCAGCGAAACGGCGGCGAACGAAATCGGCGAACAGGTGCAGCACTGGACGGACGCGGCGACGCTTTCCGGCTGGCTCGACCTGTCCGGCGGCGACAGCAAATACAGCGTGTACAACGCCAAGGTGCAGGACAGCACGCACGTCTTTGTGGCGGATTATCAGGCGCTCCCGGCAGGCCTCACGGCGGAAAACTGCCGCCTTGTCTGCCGGGGAAAGCGCTATGATGTGCTGCTGATTGACAATCCGATGGAGATGGGCAGCGGCTCACAGCTGGAAATCTACCTGAAATACACAGGAGGCGACAGCAATGCCGGTTGAGTTTCGGGATTACAGCATGAAAGTCAGCGCACAGATGAAGGACGCGGCAAAACGCTTCCTCATCGAGGCGGCGCACGAGGTGACCAGCCAGACCATCCGCACCACACCCACGAAGAAGACGCAGCTTCGCGGCTCATGGAGCAATTCCGTCGATGAAAGCGCCATGACCGCGCAGATTGGCAGCCCGCTGGAGGAATCGTTCTGGAACGAGTTCGGCACGGGCAGCCACGCCATTCACGGCGACGGGCGCAAAGGCTGGTGGGTGTACATCGAAGGTCAGCCGCGGGGCGAAAAGAACTCACGCGTGTACGACAGCCAGCAGGAGGCGGAGGAAGCCGTCCAGTACCTCAGGAGTCAGGGGCTTCCTGCCGTCGCCACCAATGGCGAGGACGCGCATCTGACGCTTCAAAAGGCATTCGCGGCGAAGCAGAACACCATCATCCGCATGGCGGAAACGATTCTTGGGGAGGAAATGAAATGACGCAGGAGGCACTTTCCATCCTCCGCGCGGCGATGGCGGATATGCGCCTTCCCTACGCGCTGGGGCAGTACCGCGCAGCCCCGCTGCCGGAAACGTATTTCGTCGGGCAGTGGGTGGACGCGGAGGGCTTCACCGAGGATGGGCGCACGGACAGCACGATGACCCTGCTGGGCTACAGCCGCGCGGGTCTTGATGCCCTGCTGGCGGCATCAAAGGCGATTCAGGCGCGGTTCCCGGCGTATGGCTGGACGTGCATCACGGATCGCGGGTCAGGGCTTGCAATTTCTTTCGCGGGTGCGTCGTTTTTGCCGGACATTGACGGCGCGGCACGGCGCATCAGCATCAACCTGAACATCAAAGAATGGAGTGTGGACGAAACATGAAGGAAGGCAGAAGCGGCGCAACGAGCACCACGCCCAAGAGCATCGTATTCGGTGCGGGCACGATTCACAAGGGGCTGAAGTACGAGGGCGCGGCGTGGAATTTCACCGATTCGCTTGTCGGCGCAACGTCCGGCGGCTCGAAGGTGTCGATTAAGCCGGAAATCACGAAGGTGGAAGTGGACGGCGTGTATGTGAACACGAAGGAGCTGTCCAAGAAGACCGGCGGCACGGCGACGATGGAGGTCAACTTCATTGAGCTGACGGAGGACGTCTTGACGGCGGCGACGCTGGGCGAGAGTGCGGCGGCGACGACCGACACGCGCTTCAACCTCATCGAGGACAAGGCGGACATCGCCGTGGGCGACTACTGGGAGAACATCGCCTTTGTCGGCAAAACGCTGGATGGACGCAACATCATCGCGATTCTGGACAATGCGCTGTGCACATCCGGCTTTGAGAACGACAACAAGAGCAAGGAAGGCACGGTCGGGACGTACACGTTCGAGTGCTATGCCGGTTTGGACGGCGACGGCGAGACGCTGCCGTGGCACATCTACTATCCGAACGACACCTACGCTGCGTAAGCGCAGACCGCCGACGCGACGGCGTGAATCTGTATAAACACGCGAAAACTGTATGCAGTATGCAGACAAGTCAATCGCGAGAACGTGTCAAGGGGCAATGCCCCTTGGGGGGGAGAAGAGCCGCGCGCTTTTCTCCCCTTTTCTATCAAAAGGAGGAATCACGATGGAAAATGAAGCCTTAACCATGCGCCGCCTGCGCGCGGACGACCTCTTCACGATGATGCGCATCCTGTCCAAAATCGGCGTGAACGACCTGCGCAGCGTCATGCCGACCAAGACCGCCATCCAGCGGGTGCGCGAGGGCAGCGAGAGCGCGGAGAGCCTCGGCGTGACCGTCGCGCTGATGATTGCGGACAAGCTGCTGGCGCGCCTGCCGGACTGCAAGGCGGAAATCTACACCCTGCTGGCGGATTTGAGCGGCAAAACGCCCGCCGAAATTGCCGCGTTGGACATGGGCGTGTTCGCCGAGGCGGTATTCACCCTGATGGTAAGCGAGGATTTCCGCGATTTTTTTACGCGGCTGATGAAGCGCTTGGGGCAGACGAAGTAAAGCTCTTCGACATGCTTTACCGCCGCTACAGCGACCCGATGGCGCTGCTGACCGGGATGCTGCAGCGCGGGAGACTGGCGGACTTCATCCACCAGTGCGTGCGGATGTACAACGAAGAGACGGAAGAGAAGCTGCTGTGGGAAGTGTGGCTGCACAAGTGCTTTGACAAGGGCTTCGGCGAATTTCTGAACGAATACCGTGCCCTTGCGCCGGTGGATGCGCCGGATATCACGGCAGAGGACATCCGGCACAGCTGGAATCTGCTCGACGGCTTCACGCCGCCGGGAGAAGGGAGGAAAACGACATGAGCAGTATCTTTGAGCTGTTCGGCTCTATCGTGCTGGATACGAGTGGGGCAGAAAAAGCGCTTGCCAAGGTCAGCAAAGCCGGGCAGAAGGTTGGCAGTGTGCTGGGCAAAGGCTTCAAGCTGGCGGGACAAGCGGCGCTGCAAATGGGCAAAGTCATCGGCGCGGGCGTTGCGGCAGGTACAACCGCGATGGGCAAGCTCGTCAGCAGCGCCATGAGCGCCTACGCCAGCTATGAACAGCTGGAAGGCGGCGTGAAGAAGCTCTTTGGCGACGATGCGCAGAACCTCGTGATGGAGTACGCGCGCAACGCCTACCGCACGGCGGGGCTGTCCGCCAACGAGTACATGGACACGGTGACGAGCTTCTCCGCGAGCCTGATTTCGTCCTTGGGCAAGGACACCGTCGCCGCCGCCGCGTATGCCGACTTGGCGATTACCGACATGGCGGACAACGCGAACACCTTCGGCACGAGCATGGAGGATATTCAGAACGCCTATAAGGGGTTCAGCAAAGGGACGTATACCATGCTGGACAACCTCAAGCTGGGCTACGGCGGCACACAAAAGGAAATGGAGCGGTTGCTGGAAGATGCGTCGAAACTCTCCGGCGTGAAGTACGACATCAGCAGTTTCGCGGACATTATCGCGGCAATCCACGTCATTCAGGAAAGCCAGAATATCGCCGGGACGACCGCGAAGGAAGCCTCGACGACCATTTCCGGCTCTATCGGCTCGGTCAAGGCGGCGTGGGCGAACCTGCTCTCCGGCTTGGCGGATGGCAATCAGGACATTGACCAGCTTGTCGGCAACCTGACGGAAAGCGTAATGACCGCGGTGGAAAACATCGTCCCACGCTTGCAGACGATGGCGCCGCGCATGGTGCAGGCGGTGCAGACGCTTGTCTCCACGCTGGGACCGCAATTGCCGGGCATCATCAACACCATCCTGCCGGGCATGGTGGAGGCGGCGACGACGCTCATTACCGGGCTGGCGGACGTGCTGCCGGACTTGCTGGGCAGCATCATCGACGTGCTGCCGAACGTCGTCAAGCAAATCGGCGGCGCGCTCAAGAAGCTGTTCCCGTCGCTGCTGAAGACGTTCAAGAGCCTCATCGGCAAGATTGACTTCAAGGGGCTGGGAACGGCGATCGGCAGCGGACTGAAGTCGATTGTGACGAATCTGCCGGACATCATGTCGGGCATCGGCAGCGCGATTAAGTGGGCGTGGGAGAATATCGCCTATCCGCTGATTCAGGGCATTTTCAAGGGCATCTTCGGAATTGATTTGCCGGACTGGGACAAGGTTGCGGAGAGCATCAGCGACTGGTGGGAGGATGTTAAGACCGCCGTCGGCGGTGCGCTGGAAATTGCGTTTAAGGCGGTGGAAAGTGCCGTCTCGACGGCAAAAGCAACCGTCGAAAGATGGTGGGGCAAGGTTAAGGCAGCCGCATGGAATGTGATGAAAATCATGTTCAGGCTGGACGACGCGAAATTGCGGGACGCAGTGGACAAAATCAAAGGCTTCTGGAAAGATGTCGTTGCCGAAATCGGCAACACGCTTGCGCTCATGTGGCACTTGCTGAACCCGCTCAACATCGCCAGACAGGTGAAAGACGCATGGACAAGGGCAACCAGCGGGCTGAATTTGAACGTGCGTTACGGGGTTGTGCAAAGCAATCTGCCAACGGTCATTGAAAACGCAATGGATGCAGAAGCACCGAAGGGGGATTTGAAGACCCCATCATCAGCAAGTTTACCGGGGCTTGGGATAATCAATTCCATCATTAACCCATTTGCCCACGCCTCCGGCGCTATCTTCTCCAAGCCGACGCTGTTCGACACGTCTTCCGGCTATCACCTTGTCGGGGAAGCTGGGGCAGAAGCGGTCGCACCCATCGGTGTCCTGCAAAGCTACGTCAGGAGCGCGGTCAATGACGTCGTCGGCAAGAGCATGGAACACAAGCTCGACCAGCTGCTCACGGCGATTCAAACCGGCTTTGGCGGCATGAATCAGCAGATTGTATTGGACACGGGCGTTCTTGTCGGCGCAACGGCGGGCAAGATGGACAAACGCCTTGGGCGCATGGCACTGCGAAAGGGGCGGAACGCATGATTTACGGGGTAACGCTGGGCGGCAAGCACACCTACCGCGATTGGGGCTTGCTGCCGAAAACGCGCCCGACCATCGCGCCGCCGAAGGTGCGCACAAATTATGTGGATGTGCCGGGGCTGGACGGCGCGCTTGACCTGTCCGAAGCGCTGACCGGGCGCGTGGGCTATCAGACGCGGGATTTCTCGGCGGAGTTCATCGTCATTGACGCGCGAAACCGCTGGGATGCGCTCTATTCCGAAATACTGGACACCCTGCACGGGCAGCGGGTGCAAATCATCCTCGATGAAGACCCCGGCTACGCCTACACCGGGCGCGTGTCGCTGAACGCGATGGAGAGCGACCGCAAGACCGCCACCATCAGCCTGAAAGCCGTCTGCGACCCGTACAAGCTGGAAATCACGGGTTCGCTGGATGACTGGCTGTGGGACACCTTCAACTTTGAGACAGGCATCATCCGCGACTACAAGGCGCTGCCGGTGGATGGCACGCTGACGCTGACGATTCCCGGCACAAGGCGGCCGTGCATCCCGACCATCACGGCCAGCACGGCGATGACCGCGGCATTCGGCGGCAAGGACTACGCGCTGACGGCGGGTGACAACCGCATCAGCGCTATTTGCATCACCGAGGGCGACAACGTGCTGACCTTCACCGGGAATGGTACGGTATCCATCGACTACCGAGGAGGGAGGCTGTAAATGTACACCATCTATGCGGACGACGCATTGCTGTATTCGCCGGGGGACGAGGAACTTTGCATCCTCTCGCCCGTGCTGGAAACGCAGTGCAACGCCGCCGGAACGCTCACGTTCGTGCTGCTGCCGGAGCATCCGCTGTACAGTGCGCTGCACAAAATGCGGACGCGGATTGACGTCCGGCAGGATGACGAAATCATCTGGCGCGGGCGCGTGCTGGAAACGGAAACCGACTTCTACCGCCAGAAGACCGTCACCTGCGAGGGCGAACTGACGTACCTCGTGGACAGCGTTCTGCATCCGTACAAATTGGCGGATTACGACGGCACGGCGGCGGGGCTGTTCCGCCTGTACCTGACGCGGCACAATGAGGCCGTCAGCGAGGCGCAGCAGTTCCAAATCGGCAACGTGGACATTGAGACGCTGTCCAGCGTAGAAAACACGGGCTACGGCAACACCTGGGACGAAATCAGCGACAACCTGATTGACATCCACGGCGGCTTCCTGCGCATCCGCCACGAAGACGGCGCACGCTATCTGGACTGGACGAAGGAGAGCGGCACATCGTGCGGGCAAGTCATCCGCTTTGGGGAGAATCTGCTGGACTTGTCCGAGTACGTCTCCGCGTCGGAGGTTGTGACGTGCCTGATTCCCTACGCCGGGCAGAGCGACAACCAAATCACCATCAGCAGCGTAAACGGCGGCAAGGACTACATCGAAGATGAAGCTGGGGTTGCCCTCTACGGGCGCATCTGGGGCGTGACGGAGTTCGACGCGAAGGATGCGAATACCCTTCTGGAAATGGCGCGTGCGAACCTACAAAAGCGCCTGAAAGAGACGATTACCATCACCATCAGCGCGGTGGATTTGCACCTGCTGGACGTGAATGCGGAATCGTTCCACGTCGGCGACAAGGTGCGCGTCATCTCCCCTCCCCACGGCATTGACGCGGAATACACCTGCACGGCGATTTCGCTCGACCTCGTGAACCCCGACCAATCCGAGTACACGTTCGGCACGCCGGAGACGGGCATGGCAAGCACGACCGCCGCGACGAGCAAAGCGGTCGAAGTGGTGGACACGTCGGTGGAGTACCTGCGGCAGATTGTCAGCGACCAAAACACGCACCTGCTGCTGTTTGACGGCGTGATTGATGCCTACACGACGAAGGTGGACGACAACACGAAAGCCATCAACACCGTGCAGCTCACATTGAATAGCGTTACCGGGGAACTGACCTCGAAAGTCAGCAAAGACGACCTTGTCTCCACCATCAACCAGACGGCGGGCGCGGTGAAGATTAGCGCGCAGTGCATTGATTTGGAAGGGTATGTGACGGCAACGGAGCTTTCCACCATGAAAGCGGATGTTTCGTGGCTGAATGGCGTTTCGTTGAGCGTCGCGGAACTGACAGCACGGAGCGGCGCGCATCTGAACGTCGCGGATGCAACGTCATTGAGCGTCTCGGGCGCGCTTAGCGCAAACACGATTTCGGCGAACGCAATCGGTACAACGCTGGCGCTGACCGTCGGCGGCGTATCAGCCGCACCACGCACACTGAAAATCGGCGAATCTTCTTGCACGTTTTTCGCCCCCGAAGACGCAACTTTTGAATTGAGCGACATGCCGGGCTACGATGATGCTCTGGCTGCCGCGAAGAGTGAAGGAGCATCATCGGTACACGTTCAGGCATTGGAGATTGCCGGGCAGAATTATCATTCGTCGAGCAAATACATCGAAGTGAACTTGGACACTACGTTGAGCAACGGAAGCACAGAGGAAGGGCTACTATCTGTCAACGCTTCCAGCGCGTACAACGCAGGAGCAAGCGACGTGGCAATCTCGGAAATCACCTGCGTTGACATCAGCACCGGGGCTGACACCGGCAGAGTTCGCGTAGTTGTAAAGCTCAGCAACGGAAAAACAAGACAGCAAGTCTTTACGCTTTCGTAAGGAGGGAGAAGCCTATGGAAACCATCACCATCAGCAAAAAAACCGTGCAAGCCGTCATTGATGCGCTGTCCACGGTGGAAACGCGCGGCGCAGGCAACCTGAACGCGCTGCTGGCGTGCATTCAGGTGCTGCAAAAGGCGGTGAATCAGCCGCAGGAGGCGAAAGCATGAGCGAAAGCACGAAGGACTTCCAAACGCTGCTGGACACCATTGCGTCGGGCGTGTATGGCAAGGACATCAGAGGGGCGATTCATGACGCGCTGGAAGCTATGAACCAGCGCATCGGCGAGGTCAAACCGCAGACAGGCGGAAAGCAAAAGACGGTCTATTGCTGGGGGGACAGCCTGACTCAAGGCATCGGCGGCAACGTCAACGGCTGGCATCTCATCAGCTATCCGCAAGTGCTTTCCGAACGGTGCAATGCCGTCAATCTCGGCATTCTCTCCGACAACGTTCCGACAATCATGGCGCGGATGGGTGCGGACGCAATCGTCCTTCCAGCATGTACAATTCCGGGCAGTTCAAGTGAAAGCGTCGTTGTTGGGAACACAACAGACGGGATGACGCTCGAAAGCGGCAGAATCGGGAAACTGCTCAAATACGGTGACTGTGGAATCAACCCCTGCTATGTAAACGATGTGCCGTGCGTGCTTTTCCGTGATTATGCAAAAGACACGTCTGATGGGCTGAGTATCCGGCTCAGGCGGCTCGACAATGGTCTGCCGGTGGTCGTATCCGCAGGAACGAAGCTCATTACCTATGGTGCGAAACACTACAAAGGAAACGGGCTGCACATCTTCTGGATGGGCGCAAACGGCGGTTATGGTTCGGATGCGGAAGGCAAAAATCTTGATTTCAGCGACTATGTTGCGCAATTGCAGAAATGCGTCGATTACGTTGCCCCGGCAGATTATCTGATTATCTATGCGAGGGAACGCAAAGGCTATGCTGCTGACGAAGCGGCGGAAGTGCAGGAGCTGAAGGAAACGTTTAAGGGGCATCTGATCGACTTACTCCCCCAGCTGAACGATAGAGGACTGCTATACGGTGAAACAAACGTCTGGGACGGGATACTGGTAAAAGGTGTTCCCAAGACGTTGGATAGCGGCGACGGCTGCCATTACAGCTTCTACGGTTACATGGCAATCGGCAAAATTGTCTGGGAGTATGTCGCGCCGCTTCTACTGAACGCATCCGAGGAAAGCGGCGGGACGGATACTCCCCCGACCGTTGAAAGCGACAGCATTGGCGAACTGGCTTATAGGCTGAAAGCGCCAAAAGTCCTCACAAATGGAAGCAAAGCAATCAATACCGGCTTCAAGCCGTTTGCCGAAGGCGCGGACGCATGGACAATCGCAGTGAAATATGCCGACGGATTGACAGCCACTGACGCTTCGCAGTGGGGAACGCTGATGTTCTGTGAAGTGACAAGCAGCAAGACGCAACTGAAAGTCGCTACGCTTAATAGCAGCAAGCAGTTTCCGGAGTGCAATGTTATGTGTAACGCTGGCGGTTTCGGCATTGACGTCGAAAAGATGGGGCTGACTGTATACGACGGCGGCTATCACACGTTTGTCGTGACGAAAAACGGCGACGACTACACCTTCTACCTTGATAATAACAAGATTTACGGCAATAAGCTGACCTATCCGCAGGCAGAAACGGGCGACAAATTGCTGTATGTCGGCGGTTGGGGAAGCGGCTGGGGCATGGTAAGCGGGACAATTATGGACATCAGAATTTACAACAAGTGCATTGATGCCGATGCCGTCAGTGAACTGAACGACATTTTCGCCGCAGCATAAAAGCAGGAGGCAGCACGCATGAGCCTTGACACCATCATCGTCGCCGTGATTTCCCTGCTGGGCACGCTGGCAGGCAGCTACTTCGCCAACAGCAAGACGACCGCCCTGCTGTCCTACCGCTTGGAGCAGCTGGAGCGCAAGGTGGAGAAACACAACTCCGTCGTCGAGCGGACGTTCCAGTTGGAGAACAATGTGCAGACCGCGTTCAGCCGGATTGACGAGATTCGGGAAGCGCTGCACGAGCATCAGGAGACATAAGGAAAGCCGGGATGGCGGCGGAGGGAGAAATCCTCTGCGGCTGTCCCCAATGTCATTTAGTTAACCCACCCACCTCCTATGCGGTTAGAAGAATCGCATAGGAGGATTTTTTTTGCAAAGC